CGCTATCATTTGTTTGATATCTGCAAAATCATTCAACCAGGTCAGGACATCCTTCACGCAATCTGACGCAGCCTCATCAGATAGCTCAGTAAATGCTATGTATAGTTTATGCACACCATCAATATCTGACGGGCTGACAGTCGCCACAAATGTATGCTCATCGTTGACCAGGCAGATGCTGTCATCAAAGACCTTGAACAGATGGGTGCTAGAACCGTCTAGAATCGCCTGTACCGCGTTTTGGTCATAAGACTGGTGCATCACTCAGCCCTCACATAAAACCGCACACCAAGCGTTCTAGGGCGATTGTCAACGGTAGCCATGTTTCCTTGATTAGCACCTGACACGGTAGCCCCTGTTCCTGAAGCTACGGTTGCGTAGGCATGGGTGTGAAGCAGGCCAAGTGTGTTGTTCCCGAAGTACGACCCAACCGCAGACGCACCTGCATCCGCTAGGTACATACCGTCTGATACCGAAGGGATAGTTTCTGTGCCTAATACATCATACAGCTTCGGGTATTGGGTTCGGCTGTAAGTCGCGCCTGTTGCCAAGTAGCCCGTTGGTGGGGTGTTCGACAGAATAGCAATGATACCGCCCACAGGAATCTGAGTCGCGTTCAGCTCTCTAAGGAAGTCATAGAAGTCCTTAGTTGGAGTCCCGTCATCGTTAATAAACTTGATGCGGATATGGGGCAGAAGGTTAATCATTGCGTCAGGTCAAGAATCGCAGCAATCAGTTCACGCCTACTATTACCGCTTGTGGAAATCTCAAACAGACGGACTTCCATGCGCCCCAGATTATAGAATTGCAGCTTCTTGTTGTATGCGCCCACATCGCCCAGGGTCACCTTGCGGTAGTTGTTAAATGTGCGACCATAATCATCGGAGTATCTGAACAGCACCTCACTCGTGGTATTGGCAGGCACATCGCCCGTATTCATTACCAGTTGCATACTGTTACAGCGTAGGAATTGTTGGTTATTGTGGAAATACTGTGACCTGCGCTTGCACACAAGCATATTACTTGCATCGTCATCGCGGTAGTAGTCCCAATCAAACAGGTAAATATTGCTGTCGTTTCGGTTGATGTTATACAGCTTGTTGCCGACACGCACGACATCCCAAGTATTGCTGTTGTTAGACCCGAAGGATTCGCGCCGATGCCAAATCTGCGTACTGATGTCGTAGCAGAAGGTCATGCCATCCTGAATGGTTAGGCAGTAGACAAGGTGACCACGGGATTCCCAAAAGTAGCTGTGAGCCGTAGAGATGTCCTGTGACTTGCCAATCTCGGCCTCAATAGCATGGGTGCTGATACGCTGCGGTTGATACCCGTTAGCCAGGTAAACAGACCCGTCATCGCCAAGCCAAAAGGGTGTGCCGTTAATAACCTGGATGCTGTTTCGTGCAGCACAACCGCGCTGAATCACCGTACCGTTATTGCGTTGGAAGCTAGTGCCTGCGTTGTAGAAGGTTTCAATGGTGCTTTGATTAAATACCCAAACCTCTCGGCTTGTGACAGCCAAGCCCACAATGCGGTCAGGGGAAGCCTCAGATGAATACTGGTCAAATGCGCTGAAGGTCAGGGGGTCTGCAACATCAGAAGTGAACCAAGATGTGCCATCAGGCTTCACGCCAATCATGTATTGGTCAAGGAAGTTACAGGCTAATGAGCCACCAAAGCCCTCAATCTGCGTCAGGGTATCATTGGTCGTGTTGTAGACATAGCCGTTTTGACCGCTATAAATGCTGATGTCATAGCCAGTACCATTCTGCATGAAGTCCATGTAGCAACGACCCGAACCAAACACGCTAGTCTTAGCCCCCGTTGCCGGATACATGGTCGCGCTGTTTACATGAAAGCCGACACGGAACAAAGCCCCGTCAACCACAATGTAAAGGGTGTTATCAACGACAAGTGTAGCCTGTGTCGCGCCAGTATCCCACGAGTTCAGGGTAATCGCCCTATTCGCCGGAACGGTCTTTAGAAGGACAGGACTACGCGCCCCGTCAGCAACCTCTACAATCTCAGGGATGTAGTTGACCGTATCCTGGTTCGCTACGGGCAGGGTGTCGTCTGTGTAAAAACCGCCAAGTATGTTGACAGGTGTGAGAGCCATTTGTTACCCATTCACTATGGTGAAATACATATAAGTCTGTGGCAGTTGGTCAACATTGTTCAGCACAGGGGCATTTGCGTAGGCATCGCGCAGCATGGTCGAATAGGCATCATCGGCAGCAGCAGCGAACATTTGAGTCGGCTCAAGCTGATACTCGGACAGCAAGTCCATGCCCAAGATGTAAATCATTGCCCGTTTGTGCTTGTCTAGAACATACAGGACATCGTTTGCGGTAGTCACATCTACCCATGAAATCTCAAGGCCATCAGCCTCAAGTCGGTGCATCAGCAGGTTTAGGGTTTCAATACCGCGAGTAATGTCATCGCCCTCAATCTCTTGGCTGTTGTCGCGGATACCGGCTCGATAGAACGAAGCCTTAATTAAATCACCTACGGTTACCATAATCTTCCCTTAAAAAATGGGGGGTATTTCTACCCCCCATCTTATTACTACAAAGGTATGTAAAACAACCCTTAGTTGGACTGGATACGGCAAGCCAGTTGTGGGCGAATTGCCTTGTAACCGTACAGGATATCCAGACGGCACGGGAAGGCATCGTTGTTGACATCGTACTGGCGCACCACACGGATGCTGATACCGTCATACACTTCACGGGCAGCGAAGTCCACGCCTTTCGGCATGACCAGGTCGGCGGTAGCGAAGGTGAATGCATCTTTGTGGAAGGCCAACGAAGTCGTGGTGACATCCGAAGCGGTGTTGTAGACCGTGATGGCAGCATTGTCAGCCGGAACAGCGTTGACAGTCTGCAAAGCACCCGAAGCCACAATGCTCGGATAGATGGACACAGTACCTGCGCCACCTGCGTAGTCGGCAGTCACAACGAATTGCTGCACAATGCCAGTAGACAGACGGGATTCAGGGTGAACCGCGAACACATTGGCAATGGAGAACACAGTACCCTTCGGCATCGCGCCAGTACCAGTATCGACAATCAGCGAAGCACCCGACTGAGCAGCACCGTTGACCAGGTAACCTGCGCCTGCGCCATTGGTGAAGTTCGGAATCAGGGTGTTTTCGTAGATGGCATCAAAACCGGCAGTTTTGCCGACCATGCCTTCTTTATACTGCTGCGAAATGGTCGAGCTGTCTTGGAACAGACCTTTCAGCGAATCAACCAAGTCCACATTGTCCTGGGTGTTCAGGATAAGACGGCGTTCGGCAGTCGGGGCAAGGTTATCAGACAGCTTCTTACGGGCTTCCAGGACATTCTTGAAGGTAGTGGCAGAGCCGGCAGCACCGACCACATTCGGAACATCTTTGACCATGTTGAAGGCATCAGATTCAACAGAAGCAGCCAATTGAGCCATAGCAGGCTCAAGGATGCGCTTGCTGAAATCGTCAAGGGACAGGGTCAGCTCGTTGGAAGTGAAGTTCAGGTCAACACCTTTTTGGGTGCTAACTTGCAGGGTGGTTGCTTGCTCGGTGGTGTCTTGAGCCGACAGGGTAGCACCGGTACGGACAACATAACGGTTCGGCAGACGGATACGCAGGCTGTCACCGATTTTAGCACCAGATTGGGCAAACGAGTCGTCATAGGCACGGTTCATCGAGCCGATGAAGTTGGCCTTCTGGTGAAGGATGCGCAGGGCTTCCTTAGTAATCATATCAGGGGTGAGAATGGTATTGCTCATTACTTATTCCTTTGAAAATTGAAGTTGATTAGCGTTTAGATAGTTGTTTGCTTCGCCACTTCATCCACTCATCCATTGACATCTTTTCTGGTGACTTAGATACCGCACCACCACGGGATGAAACAGACGGAACAGGACTAGGGGCATTTGATACTTTACCGGCAGCAGATGCACTTGTTGCCTGGTTGATTTTCTCACTAATGTCGCCAATCGCCAGGAATTGTTCTCTTGGTGAAAGGTTGGCAACACGATAAGCAATGTCCTTATAGGTAGCTAAGAAGTATGCGACCCTTGCACCGTTTTCATCTATGCGAATGGCTTTTGCCATCGTGTCGGTAATCGGGACATCATTTGCATACACTTTCTGCTGATAGTCGGGGAACTCCGACATAACCTCATACTCGCGCTGCTTAAACTGCTGAACCTCTTGAAACTCGTGCTGATTTACTTGCTGTGTGCGTGACTGGGCTTCTTTTTCTGCCAGCTTGCTTTGCAGCTTATAGTCAGCCAGGGCTTCAAGATACTGCTCTTGGTCGTAGTCAAACTGCTCAAGGGTAGGCTTCTGTCCAACAGATTGTTGGGTTTCTGCTGCAGCCCGTTGTTCAGCCTGGAGTCGCCAAAAGTCGCGCTCTCGTTCTGCTTCTCGCCTTGCTTTAGTGATTTCATCAATGCGCTTCTGAATCTTCTTACTCTTTTTGGGGGCATCCTCGCCCTCATCGGAGTCAGAGTCATCTTC